CCCGTGGGGCCAGTTGGGCCTGTAGGCCCGGTGGGGCCAACGGCTCCGGTCGGGCCCGTAGGCCCAAGTCCCAAAGCGGCAATTTGCGCCGACGTTACACGAACAGATGTCCCAGCCTGAACAGCCTCAAGCTGCTCCGTCCCGGTGAGAGACGTAGTTAGGGGGAGGTTCGGGATTGTCGCGTTAGACATAAGGGACTACCCCGTTAGAAGCTGGTCAGAGCAATACGCTTCCACGTATTCGTTGCCGTGCAAACATACAGGTAGCTTACGTCCCAGCAAATAGTACCCGCAACGCCAGCGGCGCTAGACGACGCGGGTGTATTCGTTGTCGCAATTTGAATAGTTTTCCCCGGAACCGACAAATTTCCCGCTACGCTGATCGTGACCGATGTAGCCTGTAGTGTCTGCCCATTGGTGCTGGAGAACGTGGGGACGGAGTTAAGCGTAGCTGACGCTGGCCCATCAACATTACCCGCTAATCCCGCAATCTGAGATGCTGTGACCCTGACCGAAGATCCGCTCTGAACGGCCTCAAGCTGCTCAGTTCCGGTTAGGGAGATGGCCAACGGCAGATTAGGGATTGTCGTGCTTGCCATCGTTAAATACCAGTCTGCGGAATTTGATTGTAATTATACGGAACCCCGACAAGCGCAGTCGCCACAATGGTGGTAGAGCCAAGAAGGCTTCCCGAGGGTATAGCTACATTGGCTTGATAGGTAAACGCAGTTCCGGTCGTAACCGTAACGCTGTAGAAGCCAGACGCCTTATTATTTCGAACGCCGGAAACTGAAATCTGAGAACCTGTAGACAAATTATGCGGGGATGAACATGTCACCGCAATCTGGTCGCTGCCGTTGGCAATGATCGACAAGACGGGCAATTGCACGTCATATGCCTGACCATCAAAAAGAGGCGAGATCGCATTCGGTGTCAGGCCGGTGGGCGGCCCCAGGGGCTGCGTCGTCCGATTGCTGCCGTCTTGCGTAATCCGCGTCGTTGTTCCCGGCACCGGAATGCCGGTTGTAGGATCATAGACAGTAGGCGCAGAGATTGTTCGATAATCGGTTTCGTCGGCGGCGTAGTTTTCTGTCCGGGCGTTCACGATAGGCGTAGGGTCAGCAGGGACGACAATGGCTCGCAGTTGCTCCTGCGGCGTATCGAGACAGTCTCGGCAAACCAAAATGCGAAGGTTTTGGAGCGCCGCGCCACGCCAATCAAATTGCCACTGCAGGTCGCAAAAATTATACCAGAGCGAACACCTGTCACAAACGGCAAACGCCTGCGGGTTACTAGGACTGGTTTTCGCCCTTCCTGACCGAGATGCGTAACCCATGATTACGGCCTGAAGTAGCTGGAAATGGTCGGGGAGATGTACTGCTGGGCATTTTCGATGTTTTGGGCGGCGGCGATGGCGTAGCCCTCGTCAGCCAGCGGCTTAATCATCTGAACCTTTTCAGGAGCCCAGATCATCGCCAGACGCAGGGCAAGCCCGTAGGCGAAAGCTTCAAGGAAGTAGACCGGGATTTCGACGGTCTGGCCGCTGGTGAAGTTAGAATCCTGAATTTGCCGCACGCGGTAGTAATTCAGCGCGCTCTCATTGCCATCCGGCACCGGCCACAGGGTGACGGTGCCGTTGATCAGGCGGTCCTGCCAGTAAGTAGTCGGGAAGCCCTGCTGCTGGGGGTTCGGGTAGCTGGCGTATTCAGTGCGGCTGATCGGCAGAATTAAACGGTTGATCGATGATCCGCCGCTATTCTGGACGACATACGTATCCAGCATCGTGATCGTATTGGTCGGGATGCTGTAAGTGGCCTGACCTTGAACAAGGGGGATCGTCTGCAGGTCAACAGCCCACAGGTTCACACCCTCAGACGACCACCGTCCAAGAAGCATGTTTGCCGCCATGCGGGCGGCCTCCATATGCTCCTGAACAATCGCGGTGTTGCGAATACCGCACAGATTGTAAGCGTAGAGAGTGACCTCGCCCAGAGACGGATTGAAGTTGTACGTCTGGCTGGTGGTCATAATTTTCCCTTTAGAAGGAGCCGTCGTTAGCGATCAGGACGCCTTCGATGTTGATCCCAACCGATACAGCAGTCGTTCCGCTCGTCGCAACCTGCCACCGGATGTCCGTGCCAGAGGCGTAAGAGAACGGGTATTTACGCTGAATCTCGTAGGTCGAATCCCAGGGCGACTGCAGAATGATTTTCTGCACACCGGCGGAATTGTTCGTCACCGCTCGGTAAGTCAGATAGTTCGCGGTGTTGCCGTTATAGGACGAGAAAGCGTCAAAGCGGCTAGGATAGAGAGAGTAGCCAGCCGGGACCGTATAGAGGGCCATTTGGCTCGTGCCGATGCTGGCAGTGTTTCCCGCGCCCGCGCCGAATTGAGCAGTGCTGATTTGGGCGTAGGTGACGCCGCCATTAGTGAGCGTGATCACGCCAGCCGGATTGGTGGGGCTGCCAATGGCCACGGACATATTGTTGATGCGGAAATACTTATTGACCGTCGGAACGGAAGTCGTTCCGTTCAGGGCCAGCGTCTCCGAGATCAGATTATAGCTGGCGTCAAGGCCGACGATCAGAATGGTGGCGGTGTCGGAATTGTTCGTGCTGACCAGCGACATCGTCACAGCCGAAGACGGGAAAGCGTAATCGGTAGTCGGGGAGTTTTCCCAAACCGTCCTGTAAATTCCGCCCGCAGAGAAAGACGAAGAGGGAAGGAACCCGAAGATATTTACAACAGAATGACCCGTGATCTGTCCGCGAGAAACCTGAAGCTCAAACGGCTCAAACTTTCCATTCTTCGTAATGGAGTCCAGCGTGATGCCGCTCGACGTAATTGAAGCTGCCATCAGTGGTCCCTTTCTAGCATTTAACGTCCCAGCGTTTCAGCGCCAGATTGATCCTACTATTAGGATCGTGGGCTGTCTTCGCCGACGTCAGTTTATCTTTCATACCACACATTCTAGTGCGAAAGTTATCTCGTCTTTTGGCGGCTTCATCGCTGTGAGCAGCCTCGTGCGCCGTCACCGGGCGCTTGATGTTATGACCCTCGGCGCGCAGGGACTCCCGTCCCTTTTCATTCAAGCCGCCGGAAGGTGACTTGCCTTCCTTGCGGGTCCAAGCTCCAGACATATTGAGCCCTCATGGTAAAACGGGGGCACAAAGGCCCCCGCTTCTTCAGTCAAAGGTTCGGCAAAGATTATTCTTCGCCGGGACCGCCGTCCATTTCCATGTCCAGCTTCCGGCCCTTGGCAGCAGTGCCCTTGGCAGCGGAGGTGAACGGGTTGTTGTCCGAGGTCGCGCGGCCACCCGACTTGCGGGGCTTGCGACCCGCGTGGTGAGCGCCGTGTTCGCCGTGGACCGAGCCGACGTGCTTGACGTGGCCGGTGTGGTGATGAACCACATGACCACCACGCTTGCGCTTGGCGCGACCGCCGGTAGCTTCATGCTCCGGGCCCATGCCTTCGTGCTTCATCACATGGCCGCCGTGCTTGCGCTTAGTGCGCTTCACATGGCCGCCGTGCTTACGCTCTTCGGCTTCGTGGTCGATTTCCTTGGCGTTGGTACGCGCTTCCGGGTGATCGCGGAGGTCCATTTCGGCCTCATTGACCCCGCCAGTGTTGCGGTGCTTGCGGCCCGCATGATGCATCTTATGGCCCTTCATGGGTGCCTCCTATTAGGTGTATTGGCCGTTGGTGTAGCCGTTGATGCCCTGCAGATAGCAGACCGTCAGAACGGCGACACCGGCGGTTCCGGCGCTAGACTTGACGTAAATCTGAACGTCCTGGGTGGCGCTGGAGTTGTTCCAGGCCGCGATCAGGCTGGTTACGGGCACGGTGTATTGGCCCTGAACCAAGCTGGTGGCGGCGATGCCGGTGGCCAGTTCGTTAGCAGCCGAGGAGGTGCCGATGCCCAGGGTGCCGCTAGAGCCCCAGCCGGTCGTGACGTTGACGTAGATGTCCGTGATTTGGCTTTGGGCCGGGATCACGATGGTGGTGGCCGCAGCGGTCGAAGATTGCGTAATGGGCGCAGATTGCGCCATTTGAACAAAACCGACGTTTTGCGTGCCGCTGCTGCCGCCGAAACCGGCGAGAGCGCCAGTGCCGTCGCTTTGCAAGACGTTGCCCGCCAGAACCGGCCCCGTAAAGACAGTAGATGACATGTGTCAATCTCCTTGAGGGTGAAGGGCTCCCCCGAGAGGGAGCCCAAGCCGATTACGACGTGGGGGTCGAACCCCAGATCGAGCGCCAGTTGTAGTACCCGAAGGAGTACCGCTCGTAGCCCTTGACCAGCAGATTGTCCGTTACGAAGTCAACCTGCATGTCGGATTCGAACTTAACCCGCTCCATGTAGGCCAGACCATCGATGTTGGTCAGCAGGAACCAAGCATACGCCGAGGTCAGGAAGTCGTTGACCATGTAGCCTTCCGGCAGACCACCGGCGGTGGTCAGGATGGCGTTGACATCGTTGTCGGCGGTGCCTGGACGCAGTTCCGTCTTGGTCAGACGGATGGCGACCGGCTCCAGTTGCGGCGGAACGACGAGCTTACGGCCACGCGCGAACACCTTCAGACCGGCTTGGTCCTTGAAGTTCGTGCGGATCGAGATCATCGCGTTCAGCAGGGTGGCTTCGTTCAGGTCCACCTGGGTGGACGGGGTGTTGGCCACGGTGCCGCCGTCAATCGGGTGGTTCACCAGAGAGCTAGACGAGTTGTACCCGAGGAGCGACACGCCGTCGCCGCCGATGGCGGCGTTGTAGGTCGTGGCGCTGTTCAGGATGTTGGCGCCGTAGATTTCCTTGGTCTGCTGGAACGACTCGATCAGGCCCAGGTTCGACGGGTGGAACTGCGTCTTGTACAGGTTGTCGTCGATGGCCTTGCGGGTGATCGCGTAGCCGAGAGCAATTTCGTTGTGCTCTTGGTTGTACACGAAACGCTCACCAGCCGAGTTGTCGAAGGAGGTCTGGCCACCTTCGGTCTTCAGCTGCGCCAGCCCGAGGTAACGCATTTCAGCGGTACGTTCGAGAGCGAGCTTCGAGTCGTGCTTGGTGAAAATCTTGTCGTACTGAGACGGGATCATCTCGTACTTGCCTTCAATGCCCCGCAGGCCGGGGAGCAGAAGGTCTTTAATTGCAGAGAGGTTCACAGCCATTGATCAATCTCCCTTAGTTTTGGGCCGTCAACGACTTGGTCTCGACGTTGTTAAACGCCACGACCGCATAGTTGTACGCACCGCTGGAGGTGCCGGGGGAGCCCGGAGGGCTGGTCACGAGGCTGACCAGTCGGAAGGGCAGGGTGGAGGTCGTGGCCGGGGTAACCGTGATGTCGATGTAAGCGCCCGAAACACCCGTGGAGGTATTGCCGGTGCCGTAGGCGAATTGCACGTTCAGGCCGATGTTGCCCGCAGTCAGGCCGGTCGAGGACGAGCCGCCGACTTGAGCCAGGAACTGAGCGTTCGGGTCATTGATCAGGTAGGCCTCAGTGGCGCTCTGATTGGCCGACGAGACGTCGGAGCCCGGCCAGTAGTTCGACCACACGGTGCGCTTTTGCGACGTGGAGAGGTACTTACAGCCGACAAAGACGCCCGCGATGACGCCGGAGCCGGGGCCGGGGCCGGTGGTGATGCCCGCGATGGTGCCGTCCGACAGACGGAACACGGGGTCGCCGTAAAAGATGTTGGTGGTGTTGTAGTCAATGCCGCCAATAAGGGTGACTTGCTCATAGGTCGGAGACGACCCAGTGCTACTCCATTGACGGAAACCGAAAGGCGCAGACGTGTTCGCCATGACGGGGTCTCCTTTGAGAAGGAAGCCATCATCGCGCGCCGGGGCGATTAAGACCGGGGATTTGTTTGCCCCTCCACGCCGAGGGAGGGGATTACATAGCCTATACGCCTGAAATTATGTTTGTCAATGAAAAGGGCGGCACTTTCGTACCGCCCCATATATTTAATACTGAAGTCGAAAGGTTATTCGTTGGGGATCGGCATGTAGGACTTGCTGATCTTGGACATCGAGTTGCCCTTGTTATCCCGCTCAAAGTGCCCCTGGGGAGCGGCGTTAAGTTGATCTTCCTTGTTTCGCACCTGCAGTCGGGCCTTACGATGCTCGATCTGGCGGGCCTCAATGGTCAGTTCCAGCGGGCGCTCCATCAGGACCATGCCGTCACGCTCAATGGTAACGTATTTGCCACCATCGGGCATGTAGGAT